GTCAGAAGAGCTTAGAAATTTTGTGCTTTCTGAACTTAAAAACCTCTCTTAATTTGTAAATTTCTCTACGGCTTGTTACCTTTTAAAAGGAGGTAATTTTGAGTCAAGTAAATGCGGAAAAGATTCAAAGTAATTTTGATCTTTTCTATAAACTGAGTCAGAAGGATGAAGAGCGATCAGAGCTCTACTCTTTCTTTATTGAGACGTTAGGCGACCGTTTAGCTTTGTGCCCGTACAGCGGCCGCGAGGAGTATGGTTGGGCCCACCCCGGGGGTCTTATTGAGTATTCTCTGAGTGTACTTAATGGACTACGAAGGGAAAATGATGCGCATGGTTTGGAACTGTCCGTAAGTTCCATGGTCACGGCGTCGCTTTTTCACGCAATTGGAAAGGTGGGTGATCTTGAGAACGACCTCTTTGTACCAGAAGATTCTAAGTGGCATCAAGAAAAGCTAGGTCAATTTTATAAATACAATGAGAAGATTGGAAAGATGACTGTTGAGCACAGGTCAGTCTGGCTGCTTAATCAGATTGGCACACGACTTTCAAGAGAGGAGTACCTAGCAATTCTTTTGAGTGCAGGAGCGCTTTCTGAAGAAAGTAAGTTCTATTTAAGTTCTCAACCGGTCCTGTCTATCGCGCTAAATAATGCCATAAGAATGACGTTAGCGCTGAAAGACTGACAACTAACGGATATTTATCTTTATGCCACGTTCAGCAGAATTTCATATAGGGCCTGGGAGATACGCAGGCGGCCGCAGACCAATTTACGTAGGTACTGTAGGCGACCCTTCTGCTCCAGCTTCATCGACTGCTTCCATCCCCCGCGGGTTGGCCGGCGCGCTAGATCCAGATTGCGATGACGAGATATTTGACTGTCCGGGCAAAGAAATGGAAGAGGAAGAAGAAATGGCTGAAGCATTGATAAGAGAGTTCGTTAGAAGTGTTCTTCTCATGGAGAAAAAAGAAGAGATAATAGACGAAGATGAGCTGCCCGAGGAAGAAGAGCACGAGGTAGATGAGATCAATGCGATAGGAATGGGTGGAGGAGCAGGTGCCTCAAGAGGCACTATCAGAGGCGTAACCTTACCCTTAGGAATGTCTCCTCCGTCACACGGTAGAAAAAGAAGATCACCTGCTGAAGCTGCAGGAAGTGGGTTTGGTGGAGCCAAGCCTTACATGCCCGGGAAGAAGAAATCAAAGGGTAAAAAGAAAAGACGCAAGTCTAAATAAAAATTTGTACAACTAAGCACAACAAGATATACTGTATAGCAATTAAACATTTGCACATTAAACATTAAGGAGTTAAAAATGGCAATTGATCTCGATGCAATTCGAAAGAAGCTGAGTCAGCTTTCTGGTAACAGCTCAAAGCGCAACACTATGTGGCGCCCACAAGAAGGCGAGGAACACACTGTTCGTTTGCTTTCTTTTCAAGATAATGACGGACAGCCTTTCAAGGAGCGTTATTTCTACTATAACATTGGAAACAACCCGGGTCTTTTGGCCCCGTACCAGTTCGGTAAGCCCGATCCGATTCAGGAGTTGATCACAAAGCTCCGTGACGATGGTTCTAAGGAATCGTATGAGCTGGCAAAGAAGCTCTACCCTAAGATGCGTAGCTATGCGCCTGTTATCGTCCGAGGTGAGGAAGACCGAGGCGTACGTCTCTGGGCTTTTGGTAAGACAGTTTACCAGTCGCTTCTTAACATCATGCTTGATGAGGACTATGGGGATATTACCGATCCCACAGAAGGCCGCGACATCAAGGTTGTTTGCAATAAGCCACCCGGTAGGATGTGGGCAATGACTGAAGTTCGACCAAGAGGTAAGGATTCAATGCTGTCAACTGACAAGGCACAATCTACCGGCTGGATTCAGAGCATTCCAGATCTAGATGACATGTACACTTGCAAGACTTATGAAGAGCTTGAGAAGATTGTCAACGATTGGCTGAACGGTGATGATGGGTCGGATGACGCTGAAGGGACGGAGTACAGCACTCCTTCACAGAGCACTTCGTCTAATACTTCTACAGATAAGTCTACGGACTCTAGCTATAAGTCTCTTGATGATGCTTTTGCTGATCTAGAAACAATGTGATTTGCTAATCTTTTGATTAGATAAAGGACGGCCGCTGGCCGTCCTTTTTTATTATGAACACTTTGCTAAGTGCACATTAGTATTCAGAAGAGGATTAGGAATGGGAAAACGAAAGACTATAACAAGCAAAGAAAAACGAACAGATGATTTTACAGCTGATTTAATCAGCTCCCTTAACAAGGAATTGGGTGAAAGAGTTGCTTATAATCTTGCTTATGATGAATCGCCAACGCACGTTAACAGGTGGATTAGCACTGGATCAAAGCTGCTTGATTACATCTGTTCAAATCGTCAAAACGGAGGTTTGCCCGAAGGAAGAATAGTTGAGATTTTCGGGCCGCCTTCAATTGGTAAGTCCCACATCGCGACACAGATAGCCAGAAGCACCCAGAGAATGGGTGGTATCGTGGTGTATATCGATACAGAGAACGCTACATCTGTTGATAATTTAAAAATGCTTGGTATTGATGTCTCTAAGCGATTTGTGTATGTCGACACGCACTGTACAGAAGAGGTTCTCTCTATTGCAGAGGCCACAATTATGAAAGCAAAGGCGATGGACAAAGACATACCCGTGACCATCGTCTGGGACTCTGTTGCGGCGTCTTCGCCAAAGGCAGAGCTACTTGGAGACTACGATAAGGAATCCATAGGACTTCAAGCTAGAGCGATCTCTAAGGGTATGCGAAAGATCACCGGTGTCATTGCAAATCAGAACGTTCTTTTTGTAATTCTTAATCAGATTCGTACGAAGATTGGCGTCATGTACGGAGATCCAGACACCACCCCCGGTGGAAAAGCAATTCCATTTCATGCATCAACTCGCATCAAGTTAGGTGCAGGCCAGCAGATAAAAGAAGGCGATGATGTCATTGGTATACACGTATCTGCTAAAACAATTAAAAATAAGGTGGCGCCACCTTTTAGAAAGATAGACTTTGAGATTCATTTTGGAGTCGGAATTAAAGAACATGTTCAAGTTTTTGATGTGCTGAGGAAGCACGGTCCAGAAGTTATTGGAGGAAAAGAGATAACTGTTGCCGGAACCGGAGCATGGAAGACGTTTACTGTTGTCGACACAGCAACCGGCGAAATAGTAGTAGAGAAAAAGTTTCATAAGCCATCTTTTAATGAGATAATGTCAAATCCCGAGTACTCTAGTTATATTAATGACTTACTTGATGTAGTAATGGTTAAAAAGATGGCCGGACAAGAATACGATATCGACTCAGAATCATATGAAGAAGTAAGGGCCATTGCAATGGACGGAGCTATTGAATAAATGGCCGATCGTCCCATTCTTTTAATTGATGCATACAATGTTTTCACTAGACACTTTTGTGCAAATCCAACGCTTAATAGGCATGGAGAACCTATAGGTGGTGCTGTAGGCTTCTTAAATGGATTAAAAAACATCGTGTCTGAGGTCTTTCCCAAGTCTGTGTATGTTATTTGGGAAGGGGGTGGATCTTCAAAAAGAAGAAAGATATTCCCAGACTACAAAAAGAACAAACGCCCACAACGCCTTAACAGATTTTATTCAGAAATCCCTGATACAGTCAACAATAGAAACAATCAAGTAACGTTTCTTATTAATCTTCTCAAAAATACTCCGATTTGTCAGGTCTATGTATCTGACTGCGAAGCAGATGATGTGATAGGTTATTTAGCAAAATATACATTTTCTGATGATAAGTGTGTAATTTATTCTTCTGATAAAGACTTTTATCAGCTTGTTTCTGATAGAGTTATGATTTTTTCTCCAACAAGCAAGAAGTATATTCAGACAGAAGATGTAATTGAAAGATTTGACATACATCCAGAAAATTTTTGTCAAGCAAGAACATTTTGTGGAGATACCTCAGACGGAATCCCAGGAATAAAAGGTATCGGTTTTAAGGTCTTGGCCAAGCGCTTTCCTGAGCTTTCATCAGAAGAATCTGTAAGTGTTGAAGATATAATTAAATTGAGCGAACAACGAACATCAGATTCAAAAGTTCAAGCTTATAAAAAAATAGTAGAGTCAGCTGACGTTGCTCGAAGGAATTGGAAGTTAATGTACCTAGATACAATGAATTTAACCGCGACCCAAATTCAAAAAATAGATGGGGCGGTTAATACTTTTGTACCTTCTCGTAATAAAATAGCGATGATGAGGGCTTTATCTGTAGAAGGTTTGCATACTTTTGATATCGATTCTTTGTTTTTATCTTTAAACTTTGCTCTAAGAGGTTAGAATGTCCCAAGAGATCGCAAAGGTTCAATCTTTGCACAACAACCAAGGCCAATTCAAGCAGTACGGAAAACAATTCCAGGAAAAGATTTTTCAGAGTCTTCTACATGATCATACTTGGGCTTCTCAAATGGTCGAAGTGATGAGCCCAGGATTCTTTGAATTGAAATATTTGCACTATCTAACTGAGAAATATTTCAAATATCACGAGCACTATAAGTGTTTTCCAACGCTGGGCTTGCTTGTTAGTATCATCCGTGAAGATCTAAGTCAGGGAAATGATGCGGTCTTGAGAGAGCAAATAGTTGAATACTTGCACAGGATCAAGACAAACCCGGATCACGGAGACTTGCAGTACGTAAAGGATAAGTCGCTTGATTTTTGTAAGCGTCAAGCATTCAAAGAAGCACTTCAAGAATCTGTGAACTTAATTCACGATGGTCAATTTGAAAACGTGCTCACCATCATGAAAAACGCTGTCTCAGTCGGCATGCCATCCTCAACAGGCCATGATTTCTTTGAAGACATTGAAGCTAGATTTATCAAGGTGAATCGAAGAGTCTGTCCCACTGGAATGCTAGAGCTAGACAGGAAGGACATCCTCAATGGAGGCCTCGGCCGAGGCGAGATAGGCGTTGTTACTGCTAATACAGGCGTTGGCAAATCTCATTGGCTCGTTGCAATGGGGGCAAATGCACTTCGCAATGGAAAAAATGTAGTTCACTACACGTTCGAGCTTACAGAAACAGCTGTGGGCTTAAGGTACGACTCAAATCTCTGTAATATTCCGAGCAATGAAGTACAAGATAACAAGAACCATGTATTGTCTAAATATGAAGACAAGGATTTGGGAAGATTGATTATCAAAGAGTATCCGACTGGAACAGCAACTGTGCAGACAATTAGAAACCATATTGAAAAATTAAAATTCAAAGAGTTTATGCCTCACTTAATTGTGATCGACTACGCTGATATTATGAGATCATCTCGTCAATATGACTCACTCCGGCACGAGCTAAAATTAATTTATGAAGAATTAAGAAATCTAGCAATGGAGTTGAACATTCCTATTTGGACAGCTAGCCAAGCAAATAGAGATTCAGCGAAATCTGATATAGTTGGACTTGAGAATATGTCAGAGGCTTACGGAAAAGCCATGGTTGCGGATGTAG